TGTTTTACTGTAATATATACAGTATATGATTACTACCCCACCACCTTTTATTGAACGATTCCAATATAAAAATTGTGTTCAAATCAACGACCCTGTAACACGTAAACGTGTCTACCAAACTCCAGACGGAGAAAGTCTACCAAGCGTTACCACTATCCTTAGTGCTACTAAAGATATGACTCATTTGAACGAATGGAAGAAACGAGTGGGGGTTGACAAAGCACAGCAAATTACCACAGAAGCTGCTGGCGTGGGGACGGCCATGCACAGCAATCTAGAACGATTTATTGCTGGCATACAACGACAGCCCGGCAACAATCCTGTCCATGTACAGGCCAACAAAATGGCCGATGTTATTATCAAAAACGGATTATCAAAAGTATCCGAAGTATGGGCCATGGAACAGAGCTTGTACTTTCCAGGCCTGTTTTCAGGCACAACTGATCTGGTTGCAGTACACGATGGCGAGCCCGCAGTATGCGATTACAAACAGACCAACAAGCCCAAGAAAGCAGAGTGGGTTGAAGATTACTATCTACAGCTAATGGCCTATATACTGGCACATAATGAAGTCTACGGCACAGATATTCGCAAGGGCGTTATTTTTATGTGCAGCCGAGATTTTGAATACCAACAGTTCACACTGGAGCCTCAAGACTTCAACAAGTGGCAAGATGCTTGGCTCAACAAGGTAGAGGAATACTACAAGCTAGGTAGATAAATACTCTATAGAACATAGAGGATATCAAAGTGGCTGTAATTCAAATCTCGAAAATCCAGGTCAGAAGAGGCCAAAAAAATTCAGGCATAGGTGTTCCACAACTGAGTTCAGCAGAATTTGCCTGGGCTGTTGACAGTCAAGAACTATTCATAGGCAACGGCAGTGTTGCTGAAGGTGCTCCGGCAGTGGGCAACACCAAGGTTCTTACGGAACACGATAATATTTTAGAATTGGCCGCCAGCTATAGATTTGCTGCCGATGATAATTCAATTACTCTTAGTATTGCTCGAGGATTGCAGTCTAAAATAGATGAGATACAGGTCAGTGTGGTAGATTTTGGTGCAATACCCGACGGATCAACTGACAGTACTTTGGCATTTGCCACAGCCATTGATGAACTGTTTAAAAACTCCAACGATAAATTCAAAAAAATACTGACTGTGCCAAATGGTGTGTATCTTTTTCTTGATGATCTAATTATACCCAGCAATGTGTTGATCAAGGGAGAAAATTCACAAGAAACTGTTTTAGAAATTGGAGATAACAATGTTATCTTTCAAGACATATCTGGTAGACCACAAGGCATTGTGATAGAAAATTTAACTATTAATCACACTGCTGGTCAAACAGTCATAACCGGTTCACAAGAATGTAAATTCAAAGGTGTAAAATGGCGGTCTCCAAGTCAGAAGCCACACTGGCCGCTACAGTGCAATCTAATTTCACAGTGACCAGCTTGTCTTCAGGCAGCGGCAGTACCAGCACTATTACTCCAGTGTTAGCAGAATTCACAGATGGTTCCGCCAATGTAACTGCATCAGTATTTTGGGAAAATAACCTGTTCGGCACCAGAGTCAACAAGTTGGTGTTTGAAGACTGTAAATGGTATTCAACACCACTAGCAGTGGAATGCCAACAGACTGTGGCATTTGATTCAGTGGTAGATTTTGAACACTGTGAATTTTTTGTCTGTGACACAGGAATATATATTGGAGGTGTCAGTGGTCAAGGCAATCTTTGGCACATTGATGATTGCCATTTTGAAGAAGTGGCCAATCAAGCATTCATTAGCACTCAAGGAAGAGGAACACAGTTTCAAAGATCTAGATTTATCAACTGTGGCAACAACACCAATAGTGCATCTGCACCTTACACCAGCATAGTGTCATTTGGTGAATCCTTTGGCAACACATTGGTAAATTGTTCCAGCAATCGACATCAAGAATCTGGAATTGTCAGTGTGGCCACTGCAGATACCAGAGTGGAATTTGAAAATGCCAGTTCGGCCAGCCTAGTGGATAGAAACTACAGTGAGCTGTATCTCAGCGATGCACCTAGACCACTGGCTGTGTTCAGTGCATACAACAACTACATTTATATTGATTATACTTTGAGGTTGAGTCAACACGTGAGGACCGGTCAAATTGTCATAGTGATCAACACCCTCAACACTGATATAGAAATTTCAGATACATATACCTATTCGGGAGGAGGAATTGTTATGACAGGATTCGAATTTTTTGCAGAACTAAAAAACAACAGCAACTATGATGATTCAGCTGGACCGAATAATGACACGCTACTTCTTAAATATCAAAACCCATTAATTTCTGGTGCTACTGGTTCAATCGAATACAGTATTACCTACGGTGTTTGATCTTTATGACAATGATAGACTGATAAAATGGCGACAGTTTCGTGACAATCTAGAAACCAGTTTGACTCCACTAGAAGATGTAGCTCATCTTTGGAGTCGAGCACCATTTGTCAACACCTATCTCAATCCCCACACTCCGGACAAATGGCCGGATCCTTGGCATCTAGTTTTAAATTCTAAGCTGGATGAGCTTGCTATTGTTCTAGGAATGCTGTATACTTTGAAGTTAACACAGCGGTTTATGACAAGTCGATTTGAGATACATATGTCTACTATAGAGGCCAGTAGGTATAGTAAATACTTTTTGGTAGTAGATAATCACGTTTTAAACCTGGAATATGGGTGTGTTTTGTCAACTGTTGAATTAGGTGTAGTTGAAACCAGCATCATTTGGACAAATAGCAGTAACAAATAAATATCAGATCGCAAAGAATAACGTAGAGAAAACAATGACAATAACGGTGATTAAGCGCAACGGGCAAAAAGAACAGTTGACACTGGAAAAATGGCAGACACAGATTGCAAAAGTATGTAGAGGAATAGCCGATGTCAGTCAGAGCATGATTGAGATCAAAGCCCAACCACATTTTTACGATGGAATCACCACACAAGAAATAGATGGCATCACTCTGAGAGCTATTGTGGATCTCATTGACGTAGAATCAAATCCAGATGTGGGCCATGTCAATTATCAATATGTAGCAGGCAAGCAACGTCTAAGTATGTTGCGTAAAGATGTTTATGGCTCCTACGAGCCTCCCCACCTTTACGAGATTGTAAAGACCAATGTGGCCACTGGTTTGTACACAGCTGAACTTCTTGAGTGGTACAGTCAAGAAGACTGGAACAAGATGAATGACATGCTGGATCATTCTAAAGATGAAGAATACGGATATGCTGCCATTGAGCAGTTGATTGAAAAATATTTGGTCAAGAATCGTGCCACAAAGGAAACCTATGAAACTCCACAAATTAGATACATGGTCGCGGCCGCTACTGTATTTCACAGAGAAGAACCGAACTCTGCGAGAATGCGATTTATCAAAGAGTATTACACAGCAGCCTCAGATGGGCTCTTCACTCTCGCAACGCCAGTACTTGCCGGTCTGGGAACGCCTACTAAACAATTTAGCAGTTGCGTTCTTATTCGCTCGGATGATGATCTGGACAGTATTTTCGCGTCCGGGGAAATGATGGCCAAGTATGCCAGCAAGCGAGCAGGCATTGGTTTAGAGATAGGACGACTACGTCCATTAGGTAGTCCCATCCGCGGTGGTGAGATTATGCACACAGGTATGATACCATTCTTAAAGAAATGGTTTGGCGATTTACGTAGTTGCAGTCAAGGAGGTATTCGTAATGCAAGTGCTACTGTTTTTTATCCTATTTGGCATCATCAGTTTGATGATCTTATTGTACTTAAAAACAACCAAGGAACAGAAGAAACCCGAGTCCGTCATATGGATTATGGGGTTGTGCTTAGTGCTTTCTTCTGGAGACGATTCCGAAACAAAGAAAACATAACATTCTTTGACCCTAACCAAGTACCTGATTTGTACGAAGCATTCTACCAAAACACAGAACGCTTTGAAGAACTGTATGTGAAATATGAAAAGCGCAAAGATCTACGTACCAAGACCATGAGTGCTGAGGAAGTTTTCAAGAGTGGTATACTGAAAGAACGCACAGACACAGGTCGAATATATCTTGTATTCATTGATAATGTAATGAACCAAGGACCGTTTGATCCTGAGTATCATACGATTTATCAAAGTAATCTGTGTTGTGAGATCCTATTACCCACCCGTTCATTTAAGAGATTAGACGACGAGAGTGGACGCATAGCGTTATGTACACTGGGATCTATCAACTGGGGAGCGTTTCGAAATCCAGAGGATATGCGTAGGGCCTGCAGGATTCTACAGCGTAGCCTGTGTAACATTCTTGACTACCAAGACTTCTTGTCAATACAGAGTAAGTTGAGTAATGACGAGATACAGCCATTGGGCATTGGCATTACCAATCTAGCTTACTGGCACGCCAAGCGAAGCCTCAAGTACGGAGAACGAGACTCCTTGACTGAAGTCAAGACCTGGATGGAACATCAGGCCTACTATCTAACAGAAGCCACAATAGAACTGGCCAAAGAACGTGGTCCTTGTACTGAGAGTGCCAAAACACGTTATGGACAGGGAGTATTTCCCTGGGAACTTCGAGCCAACGGAGTCAACGATCTAGCAGACTTTACACCTGAACTTGACTGGGAAACTCTACGTGCAAATATGAAAGAACACGGTGTTCGCAATGCTACCTTGATGGCTGTGGCTCCTGTTGAATCTAGTTCAGTGGTAATTAATTCAACCAACGGGATTGAAATGCCAATGAGCCTGATCAGCACTAAAGAATCAAAGGCAGGATCGTTTACACAGGTTGTTCCGGAGTATAACAGATTGAAGAATAAATATCAATTGATGTGGGAACAAAAAGACTGTGATGGTTATTTGAAAACGGCAGCAGTGATTGCAGCCTACGTGGATCAAAGTATCTCAACTAATACTTTCTATAATCCTGCACATTTCTCTGAACGTAAAGTTCCAACAACACTGATTGCTAAAAATTTAATGCAGGCCCATGTTTGGGGATTGAAGACATTTTACTACAGTCTAATCAACAAAGCAGGAAGCAAGATGCAAGAAGAACAATTAGTGGTGCAAGTAAACGGACACACAAATTCTGTAAATGGATATGAAATAGAAGAGGACTGCGAGGCCTGTAAATTATGACAACACAAAATATTGGACAACAAATTGAAAACATTAAAGCAGCGTTGGAAACAATAAATTCTTTAATGGCTGAACTTCATCCCAACAATGTTGAGATAAGAATCGTATACAAAGAACCCGATAATGGAGCACCTCCAAGACTAGATCTCTGGAGGGCTGTAGCACACGTGGATTACTTAAAATGAGTAAACAACAATACAACCTAAACACTAAGACAGACTACCTTAATCGCAAGATGTTTTTGGATCCAGCTGGGCCTGTGACCATACAGAGATTTGAAGAAGTAAAATATAAAAAGATTGCAGACTTTGAAGCAACAGCACGTGGCTTCTTTTGGCAACCAGAAGAGATCAGTCTTACCAAAGATTCAAACGACTTCAAAGACGCCAGTGACGCTGTCAAGCATATCTTTACCAGCAACTTGTTACGCCAAACAGCCTTAGACAGTTTACAAGGACGCGGCCCAAGTCAAATCTTTATGCCTGTAATATCTTTGCCAGAACTAGAAGCACTAGTATACAACTGGACATTTTTTGAAACCAACATACATAGCAAGAGTTATAGCCACATCATTCGCAACATCTATAATGTGCCCAAGGATGTGTTCAACACAATCCATGACACTCAAGAAATTGTGGATATGGCATCAAGTGTGGGCAACTACTACGAAGCACTGCACGTGGTCAATTGCCGTAAACAACTGGGTGAAACAATTCCAGAGGAAGAACACATTCGAGCAATCTGGTTGGCCCTTCATGCCAGCTACGCTCTAGAAGCATTCCGCTTTATGGTATCATTTGCCACCAGCCTAGCCATGGTAGAGAACAAGATCTTTATTGGCAATGGCAACATCATCAGCCTAATCCTACAAGATGAATTGCTACACAAGGGTTGGACAGCCTATTTGATCAATCAAGTGGTCAAAGAAGACGCACGTTTTGTTGAAGCTAAACAAGAGTGCGAAGCAGAAGTGTATGCATTATACATGGACGTGATCCGTGAAGAAAAAGACTGGGCAACATACCTATTCAACAAGGGCCCAGTCATTGGACTCAATGCAAACATTCTGCGTGACTTTGTGGATTATACAGCAGTAGGTGCATTAAAAGATATTGGTATCAAGTATCAAGCAAGTGCTCCTAGATCAACTCCAATTCCTTGGTTTAACAAGCATACTGACACCAGCAAGAAACAGACAGCACTACAAGAAAGTGAAAGCACAAATTATGTCATTGGCATAATGGGAGAAAGCCTAAATTACGATGAGCTACCGGCCATCTAGGAATAAGTATGTACAAGGTACAATTTAAAAGTAAAAGTCCTTTTGAATCCTGGAATTCGCTGGGTGGCGGTGGGACAGAGTCTCAGGCCATTTCTATGGCCCTGGCCAAAAAAGCCAAAGGTGCTATACTGGTTAGAGTCCTTGATAAAAAAGGTAGAGTGATATATTCAAGTTAATTATGAAAACACTAAGAGAATACATTAACCTCATCGAAGGTAAAATTGACGACAGCTGGTTTAAAGATGGTGCATTTAAAACTTTTAAGAAGCCAATTCCAGTGCCGTATACCATTGCCGACAGTGACGGAGTCACACAAACATTAGAAGGTCCGGTGGAGCACAAGGCAGGACATTACATTATGGGTCCAGGTCCTAAGAAAGAATTTTGGCCGTTGGAACCTGAAAATTTTCATGATAAGTACGACGACAACAATGACGGTACAGGAACCCCTAAGGGCGGTGTAATCAAAACAGCTAAGTTGGCCGATCACGATGGTGTCATCAAAGCCACATGGGGCGATCTAACATACACAAAAGGCAATGATGTCATTGTTCGACACGGCGAAGGCGACTACGGTGCTGTGAAAAAAAACATCTTCCAACAGACATATGACACAAAGGAAATGAAATGAAAGCTGTAGTATGGTCAAAGTACCACTGCCCCTATTGCGATCAAGCAAAGGCCTTGCTAAAACAACGAGGTATTCCATTTGAAGAAAAGAAAATCGGTGACGGATACACTCGAGAAGAACTATTGGAAGCTGTTCCAACAGCACGAACAGTTCCGCAGATTTTTATCGGCGATGAACTGATTGGTGGATTTACAGAATTAAAACAACATCTAGAAAAGGTATAAAATGTTAATCAATAAAGGCGTAAGCGCAGGCGAAGTTATCACTCTTAAACTCACAAGTGGTGAGGAAATTGTTGCCAAGTTAGTTGAAGACGGCGCAGCTTATTATAAACTCAAAAACCCACAAGTTATCGGGATGGGACCAAAAGGTCCAGGACTGATGCCCTATCTGTTTACAGTTAATCCGGATACTGAAATCAAATTGCAAAAATCGACTGTTACTGTAGCTGAAGCAACAGACGCACAGTTTGCCAAACAGTTCCTTGAGTCAACTACCGGCATTGCGCTGGCCTAATATCATGCCAGGCATAGCAAGAGTCAATGTAGATGCCTGCGGCGGACTAGTTATTGAAGCACTTGTTCCTTCAGTAATAGTCAACAATGCTCCTATATCAGTCACGGCAGCCGCCGTCGAAGACCATGGCATATTTGAGCATGACGCACCAAAAACTGATGCTGCCAGTGGAAATGTGTTTGCAGGAAACAAACCAGTGAACCGTCAAGGAGATGCCTGCACCTGTGGCCATTCGCTATCGGGTTCATCAAACGTATTCGCCAATTAACAAACAATATGATTAAATTAAAAAAAGCATTCTTTTTTATTCTAGGTTGTCTTTGCCTTGTAATGGCCTACATAGGAGTTATAACTCCGGGCATTCCTTATAGTCCTTTTGTGGTTGCAAGTGCTTTTTGTTTTGCAAGAAGTTCAGAGCGTATGCATAACTGGATTATGAATCACCGACTGTTCGGTCCTTTCTTACGCAACTGGAGTGAGAAGCGTGTGTTTCCACAAAAAATGAAATACCTTATGATTGGCATGATGTCATTGAGTTTGATCTTGATGAGCGTTGGTTCAGTGCCTTTGCGTGGTGTTATCTATACAGGTATCTTTATGGCCCTTGTGGCTGTATGGGCCTGGAGATATCCCAGCACACCAGAAGAATATGATAGAAGAAAAGCTGCCGGGGAAAAAATAGCATGGCTAAAATAACTCTTGACGAACTGGTAGACATTGCCTTTGCTCACGAAGAAGGAGATCCTTTTGATTGGGGAGTATTTTCTAAAGGCCAAGAACAGACCATGCGAATGATCGGCTCCAGCATACTAGAACAGTTTGACAAAGAAACAGTTACAGATGCTGATAGATTGATCATGTTGGCCACTATCACCAAACTGGTCACTGAGAATATGATCTTGCACACTAGATTGATGAAACAAAATGAAATGTGAACAGGGCGACCTTGCCAAAATTATCATGAGCATACGGCCTACAAACATAGGTAAAACTGTGTTGGTGGACGAGTATGTGGGACATTTTACGCAAGGTGAGGAATTTCAGTTTAAAGGAATTGCCTGTAAGGCTGCTATCACAGATCACTTTTGGTGGATAGCCACAGAATTTGGATTGAGTAATATGTACGGAGATACTCCGAAGGCTTATATTCCAGATTCTTGGTTAGAACCTATTCGTCCTGAAAAACAAGTCCAAAAGCAACAACAAGACATTGACTTAACTGTTAAAATGTAGTATAATGATGTATGATCAGGACAAATTGAAAGAGTTGCAAAAAAATCTAGCACGAGATTTAGTTCATCTTGAAGAAACTGAATCAGTATCAGAACAGCAAATGGATAAAATTACTGAAACATATTCCGAAGTTTATGATATTATCACAAAGTTAAAATCTTTATGATAAGTAAGAGTTAAGACTGTATGAAGTAGATTGAAAAGTGTTCTGGACGGGGGTGCGAATCCCCCCAGGTCCACCAAATGCGCTAGTTCGGTAGCAATAGTGTGAGCAATTACTATCTTGTGCTTAGTCAAGATCGCATTTGATGGGCCTGCATAGTTTCGACAGGGCAAAGAGTAATGAAATGGACAGTCCGGCAATGTAGAAGCCGTTAGGATTGGGGTAACCCGGTCGTAGAAGCAAAAAACCTAAGTGCAAACAACGAAAGTTACGCATTGGCCGCCTAAACGCAGCCTGGGGTAAGACATACCTCGCAACAGAAACTCAGAACCCGCTTCGGCGGGTTTCTTTTTGTTATTAATTTTTCCTATTAGCGCCATTAAAATATTTTAGCTAAAACCTATGGAAAACCGTTGATCTATAGGATATATAACTGTACAATAAGTATTGTTTCATTCACACACAAAGGAGATATTATGAAAACAGTTGGCGATAAATTAACAGCATTTACAATCACAGGCGTTAAGCCAGTATGCGAAACACTAGGTGATCCCTTCTATACAATTACAGAAACTAGTTTTCCGGGCAAGTGGAAAGTGATCGTTTACTACCCAAAAGACTTTACATTTGTATGCCCTACAGAAATTTTAGCATATGAAGAATTAACAGGCTACTTTTCTGAGCGTGATGCAGTCCTGCTCACAGGAAGCACAGATAACGAATTCTGTAAAGTGGCGTGGAAAGAAGCACACGCTGGTTTGAAGAAAATCACACATCATCAGTTTGCTGATACTGCTCGTGGTGAGTTGAGCTTGATCGAACAGTTG